GTATCACCGGCATTGTTGAGGGGCCAATAATGTAAATTTCCAAAAACATCATATGAACCGTAGAATGGTCCACCAATAGGCTCAATAGTGTCTCCTGCTGCAAAGCCAAGCACATCATTTAGGTTACCAATGTTAACTTGATTAAAAATCTCGGTACTTGCACCATTTAATACGTCGCTAGTATTATCTCCAAAGCCATACCACAAAATCATATCAGCTTCTTGGACTTCAGTTGGAGAGAAGTATTGAGCATCGTTATAAACACTATCAACTTCTGATTGTTCTAATTTTTTGTTCCACAAAATAACTTCGTCAAAAGCGATACCAGGATCTTGAGCATCACCGGATCTCATCATAGCAAATTCATTACTTCCAGTTGGAGTAGTACCAACAAAAGTAGCGGTACCTTGACTAACTCCGTTTTGATATATAGTATAAACAGTATCAGAATTAACTTCACAAGTTATAACGAAATGTTGCCAGCCAACCAAGGTATCTATGTTGATATTTTGTGTTCCTGGTGTTCCTCCGGCAACTTGATTAAATGCAAAAGACGCAGCAGGAGTTTGTCGGAATCTAAAAAGAAGACCGTTAGTTCCACCATTCCTCAATATGAATGGAGCCTCATTACTAGCATATTCTGAATTTGCACTGGCAGAATGCCAAAAGCTTAATGAATAATCACTAGAATCGTTAATAGTGTAAGCGTTTGGTTGTGTCTCGATTGCAACAGTTCCGCTTACAAACATTGCACTATTCTTTGGAGTCAAAGGAACCGCTGTCTGTGCAACGTGAAACCTTAATTCTCCTCCAGCACTTTCTTTAACAATCTTAATTGACTTTGTAACTTTAGGAAACTCGATCAAATACTCGTTACCATCATTAACTGTAGAGCCAGTTAAGTATGGTTTACCTGAAACTAAAAAAGATCCGGCGTTATAAAGCCCTGAATTGTAGTTAAAATTTCCACTCATTTTGCCTCACTCATCAATCCCAGCACCAGATAGTTCATACATTCTGGTTGCCTTAATATTGGTGATACTAGCAAATAGTGATACATTTGCTCCAGACACAGAAGATATATAAACAGTGTTACATTTAACGTCAAGTTCCAATACCTCTTCTGCTCCAACTTCATAGAAATGATTGTTACCTATTACATTTGGATCAGCTGAACTTGCAAAGTGTACTCTGACAGAGTTTGCCGCATCATGATTAACAACAACAATGTTCTTGGTAACGTTATAGAATGTAAAGGTTTCTTCTCCACCACCTGAAACGGTAAAGTTTTTAACCCATGGAATACCAGAGACAATATAGCTCCCAGCATTATTAAGACCAACGTCATAAATAAATGCGCTCATGATGTAACTCCCTCCAACCCATCAAGAGAAAACATTCTCTCAAACGGTATGTGAGTCAATTCAGCATATACAGATACATCTGTTGTGCTTGTTGCTGAATATACAAATATTTCTCTACACTTAACATTAAGAGTTATTTCCGCACCAGGAGCTATGATCATATAATTCTGAGTGTCTCCAGATCCTGTTGCATAATCATCAGGAAATTCAGACGATCCACTTGGAGCGAATGCCAAATACAAATCATTGGTAGCACCAGTATTCTTGACCTTAATGGACTTAGATACATTATCAAATTGGAAACGAGTACTGGCAGTTGATGTTACACCAACCGCTCCACTAAGATATGGCTTACCAGATACTTGATAAGACCCAACATGATGCAGACCAACACTATATGGTACAGCTAAAGACATACGGTTCTCCTTCTAACTAAATAGTTCGAGAAGTGTTATTCGTATCTTTTTTGCTTTGCCAGCCATTTTTTATGTCTTGCAATTGCCTTCTTTTTAGCCAGTCTTCTTTTCACAGATGGTTTTTTAAAGTGCTTTCTGTCTTTATACTCATCAATGATTCCAAGTTTTTTACACTTTCTTGTGAACCTTTTTATGAATCTTTCTGGTGATTCATTTCTACGAGGCTTTGCTGTATAATTTGTTGCCATTTTAACTTCCTGCTAATTTTTTCCAAATTCCAGAGGATGCAAATGCTGATATGTCAACACCTGGATCTCTTGGGTCTACACCATCTAATGCTTTTGATCCATGCGGTGCAGATGATTTGCCGCCGTCTCTACCGGACAATGGTGTAGTGCCCTCAAAAAGATCAACGCCATTGTACGCATCGCGCCCAATAGAATCCAAAAGTTTCTTGCGACTTTCTCTAAGATCTTCTTGTTTTCTAACTCGTCTTGCTCTTGCTTGATCGTCAGTCTCAAATTGCACTCTTTGTTTGGTTTCTTGCATTAATGGTTGTTGGTGTGAAGTTCCCTTTACTACCTCGGAAATAATAGTTGATAAAGTTCCTTCTTCGAAAATAACTTCCTTAATGCACTCCTTAATTAGAGGTCTCAAGATTTTCTTTAATTCTTCTTTGTTCATTTAATCCCCTAGAATCTTCTTGAATAGTCCGTCAATGTTGTTTTCTTTATGCTCTCTCATTCTAGTAACTACACTGGTTGGCCTAGTATCTGGAGATATAAAGGCGTTTGGTGTAGAAGGCTCAGACACAATATCAAAACAAATCAGTTGGAAATCACTCTCAACAACTGTTTTGCCCATACTTTCTCTAACTGATCCAAGACCACGAGAAGAAATACCAAGCTTAACGCCTGCATTTACAAGATCTTTCAGGATTCTTCCAGAAGGAGTATCTAGAACTTTAATCTTGCCCATGACATCTTTACCATCCCACCAAACTTGAGTTATGATATGAGAAACGTTCTTTAGATTGACAACAGAATCGTCAGGGTGGTCTAGTTCGCCACAAGCACGATTGTCTTCGACTACATTTTTATAATTGTCAATTTCTCTCTTAAGAATTTCATAAGGGTATACGCGACCATTACCATTTTGCTTATCAGCAGTCTGAATGCGACCAGAGAGGAACATCGTTCCATCATTCATGGCTTCTCTTTTCTCAGCTTCTGTAAGAAGATCGAGACAGATTCCATCTTTGCAAAGTTCATAAAATTCTTGTAAAAGTTGTTTTCCCATATCTTACCTCAAATAAAAAAGTGTGGGGGCGCTACCCCCACGAGTCAGGAGCCGCTGCAGCAGCGTCTGACAGGTTGTAATAACCAACGCTTAATCACCAACATTCTCACCCCCTGGTCTTGGTGATACTCTTAGGCCAAAGTCATCGACTAAAACCGCGAGCAAATAAGTAGTACCCGACCCTAAGCAGGAAAGGCATAAAGCATTCGCAAGCGAATACTCAAAGGTAAATAGTTCCGTAAAACCATTAATGCAAAAAAGAAACAGCGATACCCACCACCCAAGGCAGAGTGGGCAGTTCCATAAAGTGTTCCATTTTTTTGTGTAATCTTTTGCTGGTCTTATGTCCTCGAAGATTTTTCCATGAACGAGGATGAATGTCATACCATAAGCTGTTAGGATGAAATGTAGTGTGTTCACTTATACCTCAATAGCTGTATCGTCCATAGAGGTAAGGAGCGAAAAGGTTATTTTGAGTTATAGAACCTTTTTCAGCTGCGGCAGGAACCTCTCCCAATTCAGTAGACTCAGCATTATCTGGGTCGAGGAGTGCATCATCTTGCATATGATCGTATGCATCAGTACCAGTAATATATGATCTCTCTGTATCGAACCAATCAGAAAGGTTTGTCAGAGTGGCCTTGATTGGATCAACTTCATCGCTATCCATGATCGAGGCTTCCATTGAGCCATATACATTGCCGCCTTGGATTGTCTGGTGTTGTACAATTCCTCTCTTGGCCAAGAAGTCAAACATTCTATCCTCAGCACCATACACAGCATCAGTCATGATTTCTTTTGGAAAAGCAACGATTTTCTTTTCGCCTTGCTTAATAACAATATCGATATCCTTATGATCCATAATCATGATATCTCCATTGAGAGCAGATCTAGCTATGAAGCTAAATTCTTTTTTTGGTGCCTCTTCAGCCTTAATAATGTTAATATTAATGGCCATTTCTAGATACCTCTGCGATTAAGTCCTGAATGTAGAAAATTTCCTCTACAATTTTTTGATTTATTGGCATTTGTGTGTAGTTGTCCAGCTTTGATCCAACTTTTTTAAAATTTTCCCTTAAGGCGTCATTTTGTGCCTCTACAATTGCGGTGTTCACGGCATTCTTGAGACGCCCAATCTCTTCATTTAAAAAGCCTTTTAGGCCGAGGCCATTATCGGAAAAAGAGATGATATAATTTGTCAAAAGATCTTTCTGCTCTTGTCTAAGGGTTCTATCATATGTCTCATTAAATCTTTTCACGAAAGATTTATAAGTCAAGTTGTCAATATGCTGCATTTCATTTTGACTTTCTTTCACTGGTGAAAGAACAGACAACATCTTCTCTTCTAGAATAATTCTCTTTTTCGCAGACAATCCACTGTTCTGAAAGAACATACCAGCAGTTGCAATCTCTTTATAGTTCGGTACAAAATTGGAATACACTTCAGGGCCAAGCTGCTTGTTAATTGCATTAATGAGGCTTGTCTGAATATTAAAGATATTCTTTCTATCGAGAGAGTCAAAATCTATTTTTGCTTCTTTAATAAGGCGACCATGATGTTTTTTATCGATATCAGATGCATCAAAAACAGACTGATAAATTTCTAACTCTTCTCTAAGAACTTGTCCTTTATTAAAAAACTCTACAAGAATCTTTCTAACAATTGCTTGTCTTTCTTTATCTTCACGGATAATCGACTTAGTAAGCTCTTTGACAAGAATCTCGTAAAGAAAAGCGGTATTTCTTTTCTTATTGTGCTTCATCTTCTCTACCTTTGTGTAATTGTTCTAATAATGACTGCAGTTCATTACTGGTATTAAATAGTTTGGTTTCCTCCAAATCATTAACTTTTTGTTCCTCTACAACACCTCTGGCCAATGAATCAAGGCCACCAAAGCCAGACTTGCCAGGAAAGGTAGTTCTACTTGTAGAGCCACGAAGTTCGCCACCGTTTGCAGTATTTTTCATCTGCTTAGAAAGGCCACCTTTTCTATATTTGATCTGATGTCTTTTATATGGGCCTCTTTTCTTTGGTGCATCATCACGCTTACCGGGAGGTGCCGCCAATAATACGTCTTCTTCTCCACCAGCAGGCTCTTCTGGAGCTTCTGGTGCTTCTGGGGCTGCAGGTTCCTCTGGAGCGCCCATTGGCTCTTCTCCAAGATCAACACCAAGATCTCCAAGATCACCAGCAGGTCCTGGCCCAGCGGCCTCTGGTGGTTCACCTGCCGCCTCAAGAGAAGCTGCGAATTTTCTATCATGGAATTGTTCTCTTTGGATCCGGATGAATTCATCTTCAGAAAGTCCGAGCAAATTCTCTGCAACCCAACGCTTGGAGAAGTACCCATCAGTAGCCGCAGCAGCAACATCAAATTTGGTCTTCCAACTCTCAAGTTCTTGCATCTCTGCAATTCGACTAGGGTTATTAAGAGATAATTTAAAGTTTAATAGATCGTCTCCACGATATCCCAAAGTGAAAAGATGGATCATACCTATCTTCTCAAGTTCAGAAATTACAACACGCTGCAATCTTTGGATTGTTCTTGCAAAGCGAATATCTTTTTGAGCAAGGGTTGTTTTGTCTTCAGTAGCACCATCACCCATAGTGAGATATGATTGAGGAATCTTTAGAGCCGAGAACAGCTTATCCCTAAGATACTTCACATCCTCAATTTGTGCAGTAAAGGTACCACCAGGAATATTGCTAATATCTGTTGATGACTGACCGCCACGAATAGGAATGAAATAATCTTCTTCGATAGACAATGGGTTATAACGCAAATCAACACGACCAGTGGTTGGATCAACAACTTGGTGTCTTTTCATTTGAGTCATTACTTTCTGCATGTATTGCTCAACATCTTGTGGTGCGATCCCACCAACATCAATTTTAAAGATACGACGATCAGTTGCTCTAACTACACGATATGCCATCATAGCATCTTCTAAAAGAGTCAACTGTCTCCAGATTCTTCTTGCAGGCTCAAGAACAGATGTTCCATATGGAGCATACTTGTCATGACCAAGAACTCTGAAATGTGCCATTTGCCAATTTTCTAAAGTTAATCCTGCTGAGTTCCATTGGAACTGGATATAATTTGGGTTTGTTTTGTCCTCGCCCTCAAGACGCTCAATTTCTTGAGGAGGAAGTCCAATGCAGTTAGTGATACCACGCATATCGTCGATATCAAGATAAAGGAAAAGGTCTCCATACTTACACATAGTTCTTGCCCAACCAAATAGGTTGTGCTCAATATTAAGAGTTTCGTGATACAAGCTGTGGAGAATAAACTTGATTTCCTCGTTTGGACACTTAATGTGCATCATTGGAGTGAGGCTTGAGTGGGTCGTCATCTCATCTGCATAGATATCCAAAGAAGAAGCAATTTCAGGAGTATATTCCATCTGATCAAAATCGACATAACGTTCAGCACGGTTACGATTCGAAATCATATTAACCGTAGTGATATTCATTGGGTTGTATTCGGACTTCTTAAATTGCTGTCCAGAAGCAGATCTAAATCTGCTAGAATACATATCCAACTGTCTTCTTCGTAAAGCACGTCCGGACTGAGTTCTTCTTCTGGTTACAGGGCCAGAGAATAGTCTAGTCAGAGATTTAAAGAGATCGGACTCGTTATTATTAGGGTTTCTATCGTTCCTTGCCATTTTTTATCCTTTGTAGATCCAGAAAAATTCTTTTGCTTGTTTTATTTCTTCTTCGTATTTCTGCTCAAATGATTTGTTATAACCCTCTTGTCCTTTGATTTGTGTGTTCATTGTTGTTGTGCTTTTCATTAAACCACTGATCATTGCTTTCTTGTATTCTACTTCTGTTTGATTTGCTTGCAATGCTGTATCTCTAACCCAACACGCAATTGCTAGAGCCATAACCAAATCATCATGATAAGAACGCATAGCTTGTGGTTTACCATTTTGCCATATAAATGTTTTTAATTCGTGAAATAACCTCGAAGACTGTAAAGTAATTAGTCTGTTCCTGATGAACTCTTCCAATTTGGCTACAATAAGCGGTCTTGTCTTTATTGACGTTGTAAAACCCAACACTGCATTGTTGTTATGTTCTCCTTGATACGCCTCAATAAATTCATGAGTTGCTTTGATGGAATAATATAAATTTGGGTAACCTAAGTTTCGCAATTTCTCTAAAACTGATATTCCGATACCATTATTCTCAACTACCAAAAGGCAATCACCATATTCTTTTCCGGCATCATAAAGAATCTGTGAGTAAAGATCAAGCGATGGCTTTCCTTGATATTCAGCAACCACAGTCATTGTGTCTACTCTTAAAACGTGAAACACAGATGAGTCTTGCCCATCACCCCTTGCAACATCAGCCACTAAGAGATAAGAGGCTCCTTCTACATACTTTTCCCAGATCCAGAAGTTACGATCATAACCAGTTCTATAAGTCGGCTCTTGTTGTGTTTGGAACAACCACTCCATATCATCTGGATGTATTACTGTATCTCCAGAAGTATTAAAGTTGCATTCCAATTCCTGAGCAATTTGTCTTCGAGACATATTTTTTGTCTCTTTCTCGAACCAGGCTTGATCTCTGTCTGGATGGACATCCCAAGGTAAATTAATTGGGTGGAAATCGTTCTCTTGAGCCTCTGCGTCAACGTAGGTCTTGTGGAACCAGTTTCCTACCCCATTTGGGGTTGACAATGCGATACAACGTCCCCCAGTTGACAAGGTAGGGTAAAGACCCGTCCACAACTCTTCCAGGCCGTCTACGTGCGCTGCCTCGTCTATAACAAGCAAAGATAATGCTTCCGAACGACCTGCATCTCCAGAAGTGGAAGCTGCTTTGATTTGAGAGCCATTAGATAACTCAAAAGCTGTCCTATTATCAACAGAGATTTTTGCAATCTTAATAAAGTCTGGTAGATTATTTGTGATAGATTTTACTTTCTTTACAAGGTTTGCTGCTGTACTAAACTTGGTTGCGATAACAAGAATGTTCTTGTCTCGGTGAAACATCATAAACCAGACAATGTATCCGGCAGAGATTGTCGAGATACCTAACTGTCTGGCTTTTAGAATGATGTTAAAACGATAATCGTTAAAGTCCTTAAGCAAATCCTTCTGGTAGTCAAACGTCTTAAACGGAATCAGGCCATGCATAGGATGAGAAATGCGGCAGTAGTTATCAATAAAGTATTGAGGACTCTTGCCGCATCTGATTATCTCGTTTACTTTTTCTTTTTTGGAAAGCTTATAACCCATTTAATCCTTCAGTTTATTCTTTTGTCTCCGGTGCTCCCTTCTCATAATCGGACATGTCTAGATTTAGTGGGGCATCCGGATCGAGATCAAGAGCAAAGTCAACATCAGCACGCTTCATCATGTTGAAGATAAGTGGATTTCTGAGAATAAATTTTATAAATTGTTGTTGATTGTCAGGATCTAGTTTTTCAAAGTCCTCACCCATTTGGGCATAGTCTATGGTTCCATTTGGCTTTCTATAACGAGTGAACAATTGCGTAAATGCTTCCGAAGACCGTGTATCAAAACCAACACCAGGCTGAGTGCCTAGAACATCTTCTGGGCTAATCTTTTCGATGTCTGCTCCGACAGTCTCTTCTTGTTCTTTCTTGACTTTCTGATACTCTTCTTTGATGATTTGAGCGATTCTTTCTTTAGAAATTTTCATTAGTTATTCCCCTTTGTATCATTTGACGGTCTCTTGTCAGAGAATTGCTCCAAGAATTTTCTTGTAACGTCGCGAGTTGCATCAACAGAAGGCTCAAGGATTGGCTCTGACTCCACTCCAGAGATTGTATAGTGTTGGTATGCCTGAACGAAAGTGCGAACGCGAGAGGTGCTCTGAACGAGGATCTGTGGATCTCCCTTTGCGGTCAAGCTAACAGAATTGCCAGTGATTGCTTTATATTCCTTTTGGAGGAAATTCTTGATCTCATTGAGCATTGTCATGATTTCTTCTTCATATTTAGGATTCTTAACTTCTTTAAGACGAACATCGCTTTGGTAATTGATGATCATTGAGTTTCCGTAGAACTTAACAGAGAAGCCATCATTAACTCTTTTGTCAAGAATTGGGTGACCTTCTTCTCTTTTAAGGCCAACTTTTCTTACTTGTCCATCAAGAGAGTATCTTTCATCATGTGCGCCGTCATAGGCATTTGCGGCTGCTTGAGCAAGCCCTTGTACAATTTCGTATGTTGAACTCATTTATTCGGTCTCCATCCCGTTTTCCATCTTTCTTCTCTTCCTTCGACCCATTGAATATAGCAGTTTTCACAGCATTCAAATTTGGTCATGTAAACATCATCATTTGATTTAAACGAATAGGTATTACAAACTGGACAAGAGCGCCTAGACTCTTCTCTAACTAGTTTTCTTGGAATAAAAACGCCTTGGACCTCAACTTTGTCTTGGTCTTCCTGAACTTCTCTTATATAAGTTTCTTTAAGTCCTGCAAGATATTCTTGTTCTTTATCATTATCCCAAAGTGATTTTGGATTTACAACCGTATCTTTTCCATATTTCTTAGCAATAGCTTGCTCAATTTTTACTGCGTAGTTTGGATCTTTACTCACTTTCACCTCGTTCTTGCCAATCATAAGAGATTGTGTCGTCTGTAATAGGTCCACCCTTTGCCCACGTTCTACACGTTCTAGCACTGTGGCATTTAAAATGATGCATCCAGCAATA